AGATAAATGGGCTATATTATATATTTTATTATTATATTTTTTTTTTTTTTTTTTTGAAATAGATAGGAAAATGCGTAATCTGTAATTTTTATAAGGTATAGAATGGCCTAAAAGCACGTATTTATGCGGATTGTAAAAATAATTGAGGTATTACAGATGGAGATTACAGATGTGTAATGAAGTGTAACAATGACGTATTTACGTGGTTTTTGAATTACAGATAAGTGTAAGCTACTTTATAAAATTAGATAGACGATTAAGAATGTTAAGTTTTGAATGAGAAGATAGTAGATGCTATTGAAAAGATAATGGTCAAAAATTGGGTGTTTTCCCAAGTCGGTTTTCCCGATCTAATCCGGCAGACTAGGTGTTGCGTTTTTAGATCTAGATGAGCCGGATGCCGGACGGGATGAGCCGGACGTAGAACCAGGCCAGCTAATCCGCGGGATTAGATGGGCCTCCCGTCTCGCAGCGGTGCGGGCGGTGCGGGCGGTGCCGTGCCTGTCGCCACCTATGCCGTGCGGTGCGGGCGGTGCGGGCGGTGCCGTGCCGTATACGCCCAACAAAGGGCGGGCGTTTTTTTCGCCTTATAATGAAAGCAAAAATTTTTTTCAAAAAAATCTCAAAAAACTGTTGACAGGCATTTTTTTAGGTGCTAATATGGCGACAGTTACCAAACAGGGCGCAAGCCCTATGGGGCGGAAACGGGCAACCAATCGCGACGGGCGCGGGGGCTGTACCTTGACAAATGAACACGGGCGACGGGCACGCAAGGGCTAACTGCTTTCCGCAGTCTGAACGGGCGCGCCGCTCACGTTCCATGAAGTCCACCGTAAAGCGCGGATATCATGATAGGATACGACGCGAACGGGCGACACGGCGACGGGCGCAAGCCCACCGCCCCACCGCATGCGAAACACGGGCGCAATAGAGATACCACCGCTTGTAAAATCCCGACGACAGGGTCTAGCGACAGGTCTCGCGAGATAGCACCGCATGAAAGTAGCACGGGCGCAACCGTAGGGTAAGGGCGCGTGTATTCAACGCAATATCAAGAGCGACGGGGACTTAAAACCGACACGGCGTGAACGCTATATCACGCGGTGCGGGCGCGTGGCAAGTTAGGTGCTTGCCCGTGCAAGAGGGCGCACAAGCCACCGCTTGCGCGTCGCCTTGCGCGACAGTGCGCGATTCAGAAAACGGAGGATTTCACGATGTGTATGACGACAAAACGCGATGTCTATGCCCGCTGGGGCGTGGACTTTGACGGAACTTACGTTAACGCGCCCGTGTTCGGGCGTATCCGGCCCCTGTTAAAGGTGGGCAACACAAAGGTGGGCAAGCGTGTACGCACGTTTAGCATGCTAGCGGGCGATAAGTATTACACGCTCACCTTTAAGGGCGTGGACATGACGCAACGCGGCACCTGCAGGGGAACGTGCAAGTGCAAGCTCGAGGACGGGCGCGAATGCATTACCTGTTATGGATTCTATGGCAGGTGTGCAATGAGTGCGGCGCAGCGCGTCGCTTTCATGAACACAGTGTTCATGCGCTTTCACCTAGATTGGTTGGAACGCGTACTGTGTGCGCAGATTGAGGCCGACCACCTTACGCAAGTAAGGATACACGCGACGGGGGACTTTGAGACCGACGCGTACGCACAGATGTGGGCAAGGATCGTCGCCCGCTTTCCTGCGTGTAAGTTTTGGACTTACACAAAGGAAAAGGACAAAGAGTCCCTGTTCGACGACCTGCCCAATGGGAACATCGTAAAGTCCGTGTTACCTACGGGCGGCTACAACTATGGAAAATGTGCCTACGTAATGGCACAGTACGAGCAACTGCGTCGTGACGGCGTGGATGTGGGTATCTGCGCATGTGGGACACCGCATGAAAAACACTGCGAGGATTGCCGCACCTGTCAGGAAAAAGAGGTGGTACTGTTCCTGCAGCACAGTACGCCCGACTACAACGCCCGCAAAGATGACCTGTATGGGCAGTACTGCGAATTTGTCCGCAGAGAGACAAAGGAGGATTGAAACATGAAACGGAACACGCGCACCTATGCACTTGTGGTCTATGAGAATGAACCCATGGGCCACATCACCACCTACTACGGCGAGGAACCTGAACTGCAGGACCTTGCCGATGAGATGTTTGCAAAAGGCTACGATTGCAAATTGTATTACGTGTGGGGCGATGGCCACCGCACGGAACTGTAAAGGAGGGGATACCATGAGATACGAGCTTAAACTGTACGACAACGAGAATCGGGCGGAGATTACTGCCCACATCGACGCAGAGACTAACCGCGAGGCTGTTGAGAAGGCCTGTGCGTCTAGGTTTAGCGCAGACCAACTGTGGCTGAATGGTACGCCCGACAGGGCGCTTGACGGCGACGCAAGTGTAACGTGGAACATCACGTTACTGCGCAAGCTGAACAGTACCTGCAACGCGATGAAAGAACTGTCGCGGTTTACAGACATCAACACGCAGGTGTACATGTGGACGGACGAACTGCGGGAGGCCGTGGAATACACCGCGACGGACTACTACGAGGTCTGCCTTGGAAGCGAGAAGGTGGGCGCGAAATGGTACACGCTATACACGACGGACGACGGACAGTTCCGTGTGTGCTTGAACGATAACCTGGACGATTCCATCTGCACATTTACGGATGAGCAGAGGGCATACAAGTTCTTCGACACCTATGTCGAGGCGATGAGAGTAAAGGAGGGCGAACGATGAAAATCACGATTGACAGAGACCTTACGACATTGGCGATGCTCCCGCGTGTAAAGCGGGACATCGCAGACTTTAAGGGGATGTACACGGAAGGGGATCTTCTCGGGTTCTACAACGAGGCGGTTGACGACAGTGTGAGCGGCGACATCCTGCTCTGCGAGGCAGAGGCTTTTCCGACGGGCATGTTTGGGGAAGCCAACACGAACTACTCCGTCAGGCTGATTGTGTATAACTGGTCTCAGATTTATGAGGTCAGGTTCTTCTGCGACATGAGCGGTAAAGTGAATCGACGGGATAGCATCACGGGCGGCAAGATGTACTCGGTCACGACCTTCAGAAGGGAGGAGAAGGAAGATGTTTGAGGACTTCATTGAATCGAAAGCGGGACAGACTATCCTTGCGATAGTTATTATTGCGATTATGCTCATCGCCCTCTTACAGGGCGATGGGCCTTACTAAGGAGGGGAGAATATGGATTGCATCGTCAGATGGACAACGATTGGACGGGAGCAGCTTACTCTCAGTGTAAAGACGGACGGCACCTTTGCCGTCCGTTGGAACGACGATATCGAGCTGTATGAGTTCGACAACGGTGACAAGGCATACGAGTTTTACGACGCATTCGAGAAGGCAATGCGCATACTGATGGAGGGACAGGCATGAGGAGCAGAAAACTGCAGAGGCTGATCGACACGATGAACGAACGCGCAAAGGAATGGGGATTTCTCGAAACTGAGGACGGGAACTTTTGGTTGCACAGGTTCCTGATGGAAATGGGAGAGTATCGAGGATACAGGATACACGAGAAGGAAGACGGCACGGAATGGTGCGAAACGCTTTGAAGGAGGGCATGTCATGACGAAGTTTAAAGAGTATCTGCGGGACAAGGGATACATGTTGGAATGCGACCTTGATTACCTGCCATGCGACGGAATCGAGAAAATCGTGGTGATTCCTGAGCGGGCGCAGCTGAGTGTCTACCATGTGAGTGCGGGATGGACGCATGTCATCATAGAGAAAAACGGGGCAGAGAAACTGCTCTATACCAACGAAGATTTATATGACGCGGATCTCGCCGTGTATGACCGCATGGAGATGCGGCGTCTTGGATTGGAAAAGGAGGTTTCCGGCTATGAAGATTAGAGCAAAGAAGAGCGAGGTCAGCAAGAAATACAGGTGCCTCTATGTCACATACTGCGGTCTGCAGGACGAACTGTCTCTGTTGGAGCCGAAGGCATACACGACAGGGGCGTGTGGGTGGTGTGCAGACTTGTATGAACTCCCGCATAACTACATGATAGTGACGGGATATCGGCCGTTTGGGAAGATGCGTCTTACACTCACGGCAGGGGAGCGCGAACGCATCGAACAGATACAGAGTAACTATTCGGCAAGGATCATCGACAAGCCCTGCGGCGAGTACCTGGTCAAAGAGGTACTTGCCGAAGCGTGTCAAAGATGCTGGTATGGAGGGAGATAAAGAAATGAAAAGGGAAGACATCTTGGGAAAATTATACGAAAGCGCGGATTACAGATGCTTTGACACGGAGCGGAAAAACAGGTCTTACGACCTGTACGTTGCCGCCGCAAGATGGATTGAGATGGAGTACGAAATAACATACTCACCTTCAGATGAGGAGAGCGCAGAAGAAATTCCTTTCGCGTACACAACGTACGGAGACGATGAGGACGATGTACAGGTGTACGTTGACGCTGTACACCTGGAATTCATCTTTGAACTGAACGGATATGACCGCGTCCGGCAGGATGTGGATGCGGATGATATTCAGTATGTAGACTTTTCAGAGATTATTGCGGATGCGTACGATTTACTTACCAAAAAGGAGGACTGAACAATGATGCAGTTTACAAATGTTGAGCTTGATACTCTTATCATGTTGCGTGAAACGTACGACATTAAGAACGCGGTGCTTGATAATATGATTCTCAAGATGATTGAACTTAGGGATAAGAACAGGAAGCAAGCGCTAGAGTATTGGAGAAGAAAAAACAAACTATCTTCTGAGAAAAAAGTAGTTGACACAGAAGATAGTGGATGCTAGTATAGAGGACGAAAGGAGCCTTTGCCATGAAGATTGATGTTCTTACGATGCTGAACGGACGGATCATCATCAATAGCCACGCGAAACAGGGCGTGAGCTTAGAAGATGTCTTGGAGATTGCTGAGAGTGAGGTTTATGACGGCTACGCAGACTATGCGCGGGTAACTGTAGACGGAGAGATTTACGCCGAATACGAGGCTTGACGGACGGCCCTGTAGGTGGGTGGTTAGACCTTAAAACTATAAGGAGGAATAAAGAAATGACAGAGAAGACCGCACTTAAGAGGTTCGAGGAGCGCAACCTTACTGTGTTCAAGCAGCTTGCTGACCTGAAGGCGCAGATTAAAGAGCTTGAGCGTCAGCAGGATGAAGTAAAGGCCGGCATTCTGAAGGCGATGGAGCATTACGGGGTGACGAGCTTCAAAAATGAACTTATCACCATCAGCTACGTTCCTGACAGTGAGACGGAGAGCATTGATCTCAAGGCCCTTCAGGCACAGGAGCCTGACCTGTACGACGAACTGCTGCACGATTACAGGAAGATCACGAAGCGGAAGGGATATGTCCGTTTCAGCTAAGCAGAGTGACACGGGGAGAAATCCCCGTGGTAATGCGCAAGAGTGGTCACAAGCCCACTCACAGAATACAAGGCCGAGAAAGGAAAAGGTTTGTAGGCCGAAAGAATGGTGTTGAACCTTTGCGGTTATATAGGTTAAACCGCACTAAGAAGAAAAGGAGAAAGACATGGGATACGAAAGTCAGTTGTTTATAGTAAAAAAGAATTCCTGCTTGGTGCAGGAGATTGACGGAAAGGAACGAGTGTGGGGAGAAGTGATCGCCACGTTCGACCTGTGCAAAGCGTATGAAGTTTCCGACAAGATGCGTAGATTTCCTGCGACGGATTGCTACATCTACGCCGTTGGCGCGGATGTACAAATCACGGACGATATGTACGGACAGGAGCTTAGAGAAGTCCCGCTTGAGGATGCTTGCAAGATCTTGAGAGAGGCGTGGAAACAGGAAGATTATCAGCGTTATGAAGTTTGCTACATGATGCTGAAAGCATTCGCAGACAACGGATGCTACGACGATTTGGTGGTCTTACACTACGGATACTAAGGGGGATAACATGAAGGTTTTAATTGCCTGTGAAGAAAGCCAGGCTGTATGCAAAGAGTTTCGCAGGATGGGCCACGAGGCTTATTCCTGTGATGTGCTCCCGTGTAGCGGGGGCCACCCTGAATGGCACTGCCAGGAAGATGTGATTCCTCTTCTGAACGGCAACTGCTCGTTCAAAACGATGGACGGCCGGACGCATACGATTGAAGGAAGATGGGACATGATCCTTGCCTTCCCGCCGTGTACGCACCTAGCCGTGAGCGGTGCGATGCACTTTGAAAAGAAACGGGAAGACGGGAGGCAACGGGACGGCATCGAATTCTTTTGCCGGTTCCTGACGGCAGATTGTGACAGGATAGCTATTGAGAATCCTGTCAACATTATCAGCGGGGATTATGTTGGACGCTGGTTTCCTGACCTTGCTGAAAAGTATGGGCTTCCATTATCGCCTACGCAGAAGATTCATCCGTGGATGTTCGGCAACAATGAGGCGAAGCTCACCTGCTTGTGGTTGAAGGGTCTTCCGAAGCTCGTGCCGGAAACAACCGAACGACCGAAAGAGGTCGAGTTCTTTGAGTGGACAACGAAAGACGGAGTAAAAAAACGTCAGCCGAAATGGTACTACGAAGCGTGGTGCAAGGGTAAGGACAGGGGGAAAATCAGAAGCAAGACATTCCCTGGGATCGCCCGCGCGATGGCAGAACAGTGGGGCGGTGCGCAATGAGTACTGAGAAAGTTCTATACTTATGCATCCTATTGGTTGGTCTGATCTCGGTTGGTGTTGGAATTCTTTTAATGAAAGGAGATTGAAATGAAGAAGGCAGATGTCAAGAACTTAATCAGCGCAATCGGAAGAGAGAAGGTGGCATACTTCTTTTCTGATTCCGAATACACTTGGTTATCGAACAGATATTTTGTATTCAAGACAAGGGACAATGAGATCGCTCAGTATATCATTGATTCTGTCAACGAGCGGAAGCGTAAACCGGAATGGTTTGAGATGGAGCGTCTGAAGGATATTGTGGAAGATTGCCCCGATGCGGAACTTTGCACTGATATTCAGACAGGCAGGACGATGGAAGACGGAAGGGAAGTGCTGATTCTCAAACAGGAAAACTATTCAACGTGGATAAACGCAAAGTTTGTTATCCCAAAGACGAACATTTACACGAGCGGAATGAGATTGCCGGCTTATCAGTTCGTTGGGCGCATGGAATATCCCGAAGCGATTCACATGATTCTTCCGATAAATCACAATTGAAAGGAGAGACAATGATTAGATACACGAAGAAACTTCAACGGGAACTTGTAAAGATGATTAATCCGGTTAAATCCGGATTAACCTACACGACATATTGGAGAATCCTGAATGGTGAGTACGTTGACATGAAAATGATTCTGCGTATCATGGATATGTTTGGTTATGACGACATAAACGAGGTGATTGTGTATGAAAAAGATTGATTATACAAAGCTGATCGACAAGGTACAGGACTATGGAATCAACGCGTTCTATAGAGATTGCGGTGTTGGTGGGAACATGGCATTTATTTATAGAATAATCAGAGGCGGGAACATTTCGTTGAAGTCCCTGGACCGATGCTGTGAATTTTTCGATTGTGATATAAAGGATCTGATAGAGGTGGTGGATGATGATTGATTATAGTCCGCTTTGGGGCACACTCAAAAGAAAAGAAATAACGCAATACGAACTTGTCAAGTATGCCCGTGTTTCTGCCGCAACCATTGAGAGTATGAAGAAAAACAGATCCGTTTCACTAAAAACAATAGAACGATTCTGTAAACTATTGCGGTGTACAATCAAAGATATAGTAGAGGTTGATTACAATGATTGAACTATACGATTTTCAAAAAGGATCGGTTGAGGGAAGAAAGTCGGTTGCCCTCTATTGGGACATGGGTCTTGGTAAAACATACGGCGGCATTGACAGAGCGGAACAATGGGGAGACGAACAGGTTCTGATTGTTTGTCAGAAGTCTAAGATTCAAGACTGGATTGAATCCGTATACAATTACACGGGCGACGCTTGCGCGAATCTAAGGAACGCAAAGGAAAATGATATGTTCCTTGGAAATATATTCCGATACGGCGTATTAAATTACGATATGCTATGGAAGCGCAGGGAAGAATTAAAGCAACTGCGGAACTATACGCTTATACTTGACGAGTCGTCTTTAATTAAAAATCCTAAAGCACAGAGGACGAAGGCAGTTTTCAAACTGAACTATAGTCATCTCGTTTTGCTTTCCGGCACTCCGTGCAGCGGGAAGTATGAGGAACTTATCACGCAGTGTCACTTGCTTGGATGGAAGATAAATCCGGAAACATACATTGACAGATATACAAATTATATTAGTCTGTATGTTCCAGGAAAATGGAATCCTGTAAGAAAATTTGTAGGATATAAAAATGTTAGAGAATTAAAACAAAGGCTTGTGGAATATGGAGCAGACTTTAAATTATCAAAGGACTATATTGACTTACCAAAGCAAAACTATAATTGGGTTCGACTGACGGCATCGAGAGAATACAAGCAGTTTGAAAGAACGCTTGTTTACGTTAAAGAAGACGGGGATGTAATAACGGGAGATACACCGCTTGTGAAACTATTGCGTCTCAGACAGATGTGCAATAGCAAAGAGAAACAGGAATCCCTGGCCGACCTGCTTGAAGGCACAGATGATCGTGTTATTGTGTTCTATAATTTCAATGAAGAAAAAGAAAAGATCATTGAAGCGTGTGCCGGAAGACCTTTATCGTTTATTAACGGAGAAACTGTTGACTTATCAAACTATAGAGAGTATTCTAACAGTGTAACTTTATGTCAGTATCAGGCAGGTGCTTATGGGCATAACTTGCAGTTGGCAAATAAGATGGTATTTTACTCACCGCCTCTGTCAAGTGAACTGTACGATCAGGCGCAGAAACGTATCCATAGAATCGGTCAGGACAGACCATGTTTCTATTGGAGAATTATTACAAAGAAGACCATAGAGGAGAAAATTTATGACACGTTACAGATGAGGCAGGACTACACGATGCGGTTGTTCACAGAACATTACTTGGAAGGAGTAAAACAATGAAGGTTACCGGAACGAGAGCGCAGTTGGATGCAGTGATGCAAGCACTGCTGTGGTGGAATGGATGCGTGTTTGGAGTAAACAAACAGTGTATCAGGGACGAGTGGCACGAACTGGATTGTGAAAAGTGTTATCAGGTAAACATTGAATGGGAGGAGAAAGAGGAATGATTGAATTTGGAAGCAAAGGGACAATTACAAAGACTGAGGCACTGGACGCATATATTGCGTTCAGTGCCAGCTACATCACAGCATTCTTGCGGCACGTTGGAATTGCGGAAGATGTGTGCGGTGGATTAGAAAAAGTAGCGATGACATCTCTCGCGATGCTTGATGATCCGCACCTTGTGATGGAGTTTGCACCGGACATTTTCGAGGTGTACCTGACAGCGAAGGGTTACACTATTACAGATGAGTGACCATCTGTAATTTTCATCTGTAATTTCAAAAAGCACGGTTTTATGCGGTATACAATCTATAGAAATTACAGATTACGCAATTACGGTACTATTTCGGAAAAAAGTCAAAACTGAAAAATTTATTTTTAAAAAGAAAATAAGGAATCAAGTGTAATTTTGCGCTAAAGGATAATACAAAACCACGTATTTTCAAGGCTTTGGCGCAATTACAGAAGGGAGATTACACATGGAATTACACAAGTGGCTGAACTGTAATGTCGTGTCACCGACTGGAGATGTTTACAAGTTAAGGTTCATTAACCTTATCGGAGATAAAGACGGAGAGATTACAGTGCTAACGCCACGAAACACTCAGCCGAACATGAAGCTGAACGATATGAAACACTGGGAAGTGATCGACGTGAACCTGATTCAATGGATCGAACAACAGATGCAGAATTGCGAGGACTATGAAAGAGACGCATTCAATCGTGTGCTAAAGCATATTGGAGCGAGTCAGATGAGGAAGATAAAAAAGAATGGAAATAATCGAACTTAAAGTACAGACTGGAGAGCCGAAAGAACTTGGAACAAGAGCCATCGTGTGCGACGAAAAGGGGGTGTGGCATATGTGCGTGTGGGCTTTGAGGTTTTACGACGGAGCGCCGAAGTGGTATAACGAGAAGGGCTACAGGGTGCGAGGATGCAAATGGGCGGTGTTGCCATATGGTAGTAAGAATAAGTGATCTTGTGCAGGATTTTAAGGACACAGAGGCAGATGCTACTCCGTGGACGATTCGTGAAATCATTGATTTCATAAAGGAAACGCCCGGTGCGATCCTTGGGTGTTCTAACTGCGAACACTGCACGAGACTAAGAGACAAAAGGTGGTTGTGTGAAGAACTCAGAATTTTTGTGAAAGACGAGGACTTTTGTAGCAGATGGGTAAAAGGGAACAGATTATAGAGTGTATCAATCATCTGGAAGAAGGACAGATGAAGATGGAACAACAGGGCGACATTTGGCAGAATAAGCTGGTGTGGTGGATTTGCAAAGCCTTGTGTATGATCCTTGTGGACAAATTGAGAGAGGAGAAGAAATGACGGAGACATACAGATGCAAAGACTGTTACTATTACACAAACGAAACTTGCAATATGTCTTTGCTTGATAAAACGTTTGTACGACCTGACGACTACTGTAGTTACTGGATGTCGAACATAAGCGGGAACGAATATGTTGCTGGCACAATTATTTTTAATATTAGAGAGGAGAAGAAGAAATGAACGAATTTGATGCAATTAGAATTTTAAACGGACTATTTGGCGTTGAGAGTTGCGAAAAAAATTCCGAACGAGAGAACAAATTAAGGTTCATGCTACTTGGAAAGCTCGGTTATAAACCGAAGAAGATTATTCACAACGAGAACGCCACAATCGTTTTGTGGAACGACGGAACAAAGACCGTTATCAAGGGGCAGGGCGATGATCTGTTCGCCGCATTCTGTATCTGCTTTGCCAAGAAGTATTGCCATGGATCAACTGTACTTAACCAGTTATTTTACTGCACAGAGGTGAAGAATGACTGCAAATGATCTTAGACGTGCGCTTAGAAAAGTGCCGAGAGACGCACGAGTAACGTCAGATAGTGGATGGGAATGCTTTGAAACAGATGTAGATGAAGTTTGGTATAGCAGTACACTCAATGAGGTTAGGCTGACACAAAGAGCATACTATGGTGACGATGAAGGATTTGTAATGATTGAGGGGGTAAAATGACAAAACCAAAGTATCAAAAATCAAAGCGAATTGAAACCGTATCACAATTTGATAACAGCACTTGCGAATGGTACAGAGTAAATATCAATGGAACGTGGCGCACGTTTCATCGCTCGATGCTCACGTCACAACAATTTATCGTCTTAAAAAGATGGATACAGAAAGGGAATGTATGGGAAACAAATGAAGTGGGATGAATTCGATAACGCAAATGTGAGCGTTGCGACAAACGGACAAGTTCAGACAGATATTGAGTGTCCGATATGCGGCAAGAAGGTATTGTGGGACAGCCGGGTAGTTCTTACATCGCTACCACCGCAATATCAGTACTGGTGTACGTGTGGTTGGAGCGGAGCTTCTTATAGAAAGTGGGGTAAGGAATGAATCACGATTACGCACACTGCCTTGATTACACGGAGAATTGTCCGATGGACTGTTTTCGTGCTGAATTGAAGAGAGACATTGAAGAAAACAGATCTGAGTTTATAGGAGTACCGCTGACATATGCGCATCTTGCTGGTACAGACGAATGCAAACTTGTAAAGGACAAAGATGTCACTTGCAAAATGTCATTTGAAACTGATTGCATCGGTAGGCAAGCGGCGATTGAAGAAATTGCGAGGTGGGCCGGGTACATTGGCGAAGATATGATCCTGAGAATCCAGACCGGGCTGAAAAAACTTCCGTCGGTACAGACAGATGTGAGGCCGATAGATTATCAGGATTGTTCGGATGCACTGCTCAAGATGTGGATGGACAATGTTGTAACTGACGGGGAATATTGGCGTATCATGGACAAACTGAATGCACACTGGGAGAATGAGGGATGAGCAGAGAAGAAGCAATCGAAATTCTATCCGATATGAGAGCCGAATATAACTTGTTCGGTGATGAGGAAGAAGCGACACGGTATCATGTTTTGTCGTGGGCAATACAGGCGATGAAAGATACGCAGAGGTGGATTCCTATTAGCGAGAGGTTACCGGAGCCAAATAGCGCTTACAAAGATGTGCTCCCTTATTATCTTGTACAGAATGAATATGGAGACATGATGGTGGCAACGTTTATTAAATCCAACGGAGAAGCAAGAGTATGGCAACAAATATATCAATATGGAGAGATTATGGACGAAATAGTTGCATGGATGCCGCTTCCGGATCCTTGGAAAGGAGCAGAGCATGAGAATCAATGACGAGAGCATAATGTATAACACCATCCGTCTGATAAAAGAAGCGGTCGGTGTGCCGTATGAATACTTAGAAGACGCTGACCAATGCAAAGCCACGATTGCCGCAATCTACGGCATCTTACGGATGGCAGATGCGATGGGGGAGGTGCTGAAGGCATGAGCGGTATAATAGATAGAACAGATGCGATCCGTGCATGGTGCGGAATGAAATGCGGATGCGAACCCGAAGAGTGTGGAATGACCATTGAACAAGATGGAGCAGAGGAATGCGAGTTTGTGGAGTTCCTTTGGAACAGACCTGAATATGATTGTACACAATGTTATTTGTGGGAAGGAGACGAAGATGAGTGAAATTGTAAGAGAGATGACAAGAGAAGAACTTGTTACGTACAACAACGAATTAAGAGCAGAAAACGAGAAACTTAAAATGGAACTTGAAGAGACAAAAGATGAAGTAGAACACTATAGCACTCTTTTGGAAAAGGAGAGGTTGAAGCGCGAATTTTATCGCAAAGACGGAGAAGTATATGGTTTACGCTTTGCTTTTCGGTGTATTACAGAGGGATGTTACGGAAAGGCGGTTTTAGATGAGGTGGAAAGATGAAACTGATTGACGGTGACCCGCTGATGAATACCCTTTGTGAACTAAGGGACAATGCTATTAAATGGCTTGCCGATTGTAGGGAGCGACGAAGCGCTATGACACCAATGGCCGAGCAAGCTGTTTTAACTTTCAATGAGTGCATCAGCCAAGTGAAAAAATCTTCAGAAGTAGATGCTGTTCCTGTGGTACGATGTCGAGATTGTATATGGTATGAAATTGCACAGCTAAAGAAAGACGGCACAGAAGACCGTAGATACAAACCGTCATACTGTAGTTTTTGGGATAAATACTTTGAACCAGATTGGTTTTGTGCTGAAGGAGAAAGGAGAGAAGACGAAGGATGAAGTTGGTTGACTTAGATGATCACATTTACTGCGGTGAAGATGGGGATTATGCGAGATATAACATCGACCAAAACATTCCAACTATTGATGCCGTACCTGTGGTGCGATGCAAAGAATGCAAGCACTATGAGATAGACAAGCTCAAGAAAGATGGTACCGATGACCGCAGATACAAACCGACATACTGCACGTTCCTGCGGTTACACCTGCCGGAAGATTGGTACTGCGCGGATGGGAAGAGGAGAGAGGATGCCTACAAAGAGTGAGATAAAGGGACGGCTGATGATGAAGCTGAGCGACGGAAGCTATGTTGAAATCCCGGAAGAGGTCAGCTTGGAAGAAACCGAGATGATAGCAGAACAATATGAGTTTGTAAGAGTGGTACGATGCCGGGATTGCTATTGGCATTCTCAATGCAGATTTGAACAGGGACTGGGCTTAGAGGGCTTTTGTTCGAAAGGGGAAAGGAGAGTGGAAAAGGATGAGCAGGCTTATTGATGCGAATGCGCTGATAAAAACGTTTGGGATTGCAGATGATTGTCAAGACTGCCAATATCAATTATCCATCTTTTGTAGCAGAAGACCCGATTTTGTTGTTGCTTGCGAGGCTATAGCAGACGCCCCAGTAATTGATGCTGTTCCTGTTGTGCGATGCCGGGACTGCGAGTACTGGAAGCATAACTCTTTTGTGCTTGACCACGATTACTGCGAACTGACTTCTACAGCGTGCGAGGAAGATCACTTCTGCTCGTGGGGAGAAAAGAAAAATGCTGAATGAAATAACAGAAAAAATAGAGGAAACGATCAAAACACACGAGGAAGACGGAGAAGATATGACTGACATTCGTGCGTTCCTTGAGGAGATGTATAAGATCGGTTGTATAAACTGTCAGTGGTACAAAGACGGAGAATGCCTATACTACGATAGAAAGGTTGAAGCAGACTATTTTTGCAGGATGTGGGGATGATACTTGAATGGTTCTGGACATTTGTCAAGATAGTTATACTGTTGATTGTAGCAGTACTAATTATATGGGAGTGCAGCAAGAATGAGTAAATCACCGGAAGAAAGTTGGCAAACAAGAACGGGCGGTTATAATTGGAAAAAGGAATATCCGAAGGTTTGCGATACAGATCTATTGAAAAAATGGATTAGAGAAAACAGGATGTGTGAGACCAGGGTTGCGAACGTAATTGCGCACGCCATCGAATGCAATTACAACAAAGGTATGTTCCTTGGAGCAAAAGGTCTGTTCACACTTTGGGAAACAAAGAAACTGGCAGTTAATCTTGATATGGACTTCTGGACATTTTATAGGATTTTCCTGTCTGACATCTATGAAATAGAGCAGGATGACGTTTCTTTTCTAAAGCTAAAACAGGAAGAAACTTCAGAATCTTAATTGACGTGAGTTAGTACAATATGGTAAATTATTCGTACACCAAGAAGGTGTATCTGAGCAAACTGCACCGATGGGCAGTAACACCATCGGGGTTGTGAGTGATCCAAAACTCTCGTTCCGCAGAAAGGAAAAAATACTATTACGCGATTGTGTGTTTTGTGCTACATCAGGTGGGTTCAATTCCCACCCTGCGGAGTCAAAGAAAGGAGAAAGAGAAATGATCAAAGACAGGGTGACGATTAGAATTGTATTGAGCGACGGATATGTTGTCCGTATCAACGGAGAGATCGCAAACAAGGAAGAATTTGAAAGACATCTCGGTGGGATAAATGGGCCGGTAGACCAGTTGGTCTTTTACAATCAGGAGTATAAGGGATGCGAAGAATATTTGCCAGAAGGATAACAACGGCAAGCCAGTGTGATCCGGACACGGTAGCAGTTCCGGACGATGAAAGATTTAAGTTCGGTGATATAATAAGATACCGATTGCCGAACGGAAATCTGAGGGTTGGCTACTACATATGTGAGTGCGACGAAGCTGACGTTGAGCCAGCCGTGATCGTATCAATATTTAAGGAGATGCTTTTATGACGATTGATGACTTGGAGTATGGCAAAGAGATTCTGAAAAAGATCGACGATCTGAAAAAGACCATCGACAGTATTATAGAATCCGATTGCTACGGAGAGTTTTACGGAGTGCAGAGGGAGCCGAAGAACAAAAAGGCTTGGAAAGAATTCATTGACGCAGAGGTTGCAGTTTACCAAAGTGAACTGATCGGTTTAGAATCTGAATTTGAGATGTTGGGGAAATAATGTCTGGGCCAGAGAAAAACTTTGAAAACAAGATTAAGCGCCTGTTTAAGAAAAAGGGCTTGTACTACTTCAAATTCTGGGGTACGATGTACACCAGATCGGGAGTACCGGACTTGATCGTCTGTGTAAACGGCAGATTCCTTGGGGTAGAGGTAAAGGCAGAAGAAGGAAAGCCGTCCGAAATCCAGTTGGAAAACATCAGACAGATCAGAGAAAACGGTGGTTACGCAGTTGTTTGTTATCCAGATCAGTATGATAAACTGGAACGGCTGATCGAAGCGATAGAAAATGGATATGAAGAAAAGGCAAGGCTGATGGAAAGGGGGTTTTAAATGTACTACTGCCACAGATGTAAGAAAATCTACGACGGAGAAAACACCTGCGCCGTACTGATTGAAGAAGAAGTAAACACTATCAGAAGAACGAGCAGACTGTCTGTTTGCCCGAACTGCCTGAGAGAAGTAGCAAATTTATTTATGGACAAAGAAATGCCGGTTAAACCGGAAGAGAAAGGAGACAAGAACTAATGGGAATTCCTGTATTTATCACAGGCAGAAGCGGAACAGGCAAGACCTTTTCCACAAAGTACCTTGGCAGAGACAAAGTCTGTTTTATCTCTGTTCAGAAACCGAGGCTTCCTTATCGTGGAGACTTTGAGGAACACTACAGAACCGACCGGATCAATCGCATCGTGGACATCTTAACGGACACGGATAAGAAGATCGTCATTATCGACGATGGGCAGTATCTGATGGCCAATGAGTATCTGCGCAGAGCAGACGAAAAGTCTTATGACAAATTCACCGACATCGGTGTAAACTTTAGAAACCTTATCGACGAGATCGACAAACTTCCTGATGATGTTGTTGTTTACCTGATGTGGCACACCGACACGAAGGACGGACTTACACAGATGAAGACTGTTGGTCGTATGGTAGACCAGTACATTACTCCGGAAGGTCTTTCGGACATTGTTCTTGAGACAGCTGTGGTTGATGGGAAGTACTACTTTATGACACAGAACAACGGACACAACGGTGTGAAATCCCCGGAAGGTATGTTCCCGGAATTTTCCATCGACAATAATCTACAGTATGTAGATGATGCCATTCGCAACTACTATTATATGGATGGTGCGAAGAGTGACGAACAGATGAAGACCGAAGCTGTGGAACACATCGGAGAAGTTGAACCGCCGAAGAGAAGAGAGAGAAAGCGCCGTGACACCAACGAAACGGCAGAGGCCGTCCCGGCTGGTGTACCGGAAGTGCCGTTTGAGGAAGAGAAAACCGCCACAGAAGAACCTGTGGAAGAGAAAAAAGTAAGCAGAAGGAGAAGAAAGAATGATTGACTTCAAAAAATTTGACAACCAGATCGACACAAAGGCTCTTGAGGAGCAGATGAAGAATGCGGCAGAAAACAACTTTGAGCCGCTTTCCGAAGGTGAGTATCAGACCACGCTTGATAAGTTAGAGGTGAAGGAAACGAAAGACGGCAAGAAGCTGATGCTCTCTGCCACCTACCGTGTGCAGGAAGGCAAGCACCGCAACAAGTGCATCTTCCAGAACCAGACGATCTTCGGCACGAAGAATGACGGTTTCGGTATCCACATGGCAAAGCAATTGATCGAGCATCTTGGCTTTGAAGCACCAGATTTTCAGAACTACTCTCAGTTCGCCGAAGAGGTTGATGAGATCGCACAGGATGCGGTTGGTGAAGACTATGTCGTCACAATCACGCAGGACGGACAGTACCAGAGATTTAGTGTGCGCTAAAATTGAATACCTGAAAGGGATTTATCCGAGGCGGGGAAAACCCGCCTCTTATAATCCCGACGGAGAATTCAGCGTAACACTAAATGATTACTTGAAAGAGGTAGATACAGATGAACCTGTGCTTTTATGACTTTGAGGTTTTCCCCTTGTACTGGTGTGTGACGATTGTCACTTATCCGGATGGGGAAATCGTGCAGATAGAAGAAGATCAGGAAAAACTCGCCGACTTTTACAGCAAGCACGAGAATGACATTTGGATCGGCTACAATAATAAGCACTACGACCAGTGGATTATGAAAGCCACGGTGGCAGGATTCAGACCGCAACAGATGAACACTTGGCTGATTGAGATGGATAAGCCGGGGTGGGAATTCTCAAAGCAGTTGAACGGCTTCCGTATGATCAACTACGATTGTATGGACGGATATCGTTCTCTTAAGGAACTGGAAGGTTTTATGGGTGAACGTATCAAGGAGACTCCACTGGATTTCACCACGAACAGGAAGCTGACACGAGAAGAAAAAGACCTTGTGCTACAGTACAACCTGCACGATGTGGAGCAGACCATAAATGTGTTCTTTGAGGACACGAGCAACTTCGACGCCATGACCCAGCTTGTATCAACGTACCACCTTCCTCTGTCGTTCATCGGGAAAACAAAGGCCGGTATTGTTGCGGAAATCCTTGGATGCAGACCGGTTAAATACGACGATGAGTGGGAGATTTCGCTTGTTGATACGCTTCGTATCAGGAAGTACGACCACATTAAGCGGTGGTTTTCTGACCCGGCAAACTACAAATTCGGGCAGAAGCTGAATATACACGTTGCTGGTGTTCCACACACCTTCGGCCTTGGTGGAGCGCACGGAGCCGTAGAAAAGTTCCACGGAAAGGGACTGTTTGTTCATGTTGATGTGGCTTCTATGTATCCATCCATAATGATACGATATGACCTTCTGAGCCGTGCCGTTACGCACAAGGAATTGTTTAAGGAAATTTACGACACGAGACTTAGATTAAAGAGAGAGGGAAAGAAAAAAGAACAGGCTCCTTATAAGATCATTTTGAACAGTATGTTCGGGATCAGCGGTGCAGAATTTTCTGACGCATACGATCCACGCAGAAACCACGAGGTTTGTATTAACGGACAGCTATTGCTCGTGGATTTAATTGAACACGTTGAAGGGATATGCCGATTGATTCAGTCGAACACGGATGGTCTTATCGTACAGATAGCCGACACGGATGAAGCGTGGGATAAGCTGGACGATGCCTGTTATGAATGGGAGCAGAGAACCGGGCTGAAACTTAGCTTTGATGTGATAAAGGAAATCTACCAGAAGGACGTGAACAATTACCTGTTTATCACGGACGACGATAAGATTGAAGTCAAGGGTTCCTACTTAAAGAAGACCACGAAACTGGACAACGACCTTCCGATTATTAAGTATGCACTTACGAATTTTATGATTAGCGGAACGCCTGTTGAAAATACAATTCGTTCGTGCGATACTCTTATAGACTTCCAAAAAATTGTGAAGCGTAGTAGTAAGTACGAAAGCGTTTGGCACAATGGCAAAAAGGAAAACGACAAAACCTTCCGTGTGTTTGCAAGCAAAGATCAGAACGATTCGTACCTTGGGAAACAGAAGACGGCAGGAGCGACTATCGAAAAGTTTGGCAACACACCAGATCACTGCTTCATTTGGAACGATGGTGTGAACGGAGTGAAAGTGCCTGACTATTTGGACAAAGAATACTACATTGGCCTCGCAAAGCAACGACTTGAGGACTTTGGCATAGGCCAGTAAGAAAAGGAAGAGAAATGTACGACCTGTATAAAGGCTATATACCTACAAAAGATAAAGCCGCATCAAAGAAGTTTAAGAATGTAAAGTTAGATACACTTGAAGATGTTCAGAACCTTGACGAGTATGCCGGTGTCCTGAATGATGATGTTGTGTTGGTCGATGTAGACGATATGGAGCAGAGCGATATTCTGCTTAAAATTGTTAAGGACGAACAGTTAAAATGTAAGGTATATGCTACGAGCCGTGGGAAGCATTTCCTCTTCCTAAATAGTTTTGTGGAGCGTTGTATCACGGACGGATCGTTGGCCTGTGGTATTTCCAAGGTTGATATTAAAGTCGGCTGGCAGTATCAGGTACTCAAGTACAACGGCGTTCTCAGGGAAGTCCTGTACGATACCGGGGACTATGAGTATCTTCCGAACTGGATGCACCCGATCAAGGGAAGCCGTACATTCTCACGGATGGCGATGGGCGATGGACGAAACACCGCTATCTTTAAACACGTTTCAGAACTTATGGAATGTTCCCTAACGAAAGGGGACATTACACGAGCGATCCAAGTACTGAATAAGTATGTGTTCAAAGAGCCGCTTCCGGATGATGAGATCGCAAAACTTCTGCGTGATGAGCGGTTTGCCAAACCAACGTTCTTTAAGGGAGAAAAGTTTCAGCATAACGCTTTCTCCAAGTGGTTGAAGGACGAACACCATATGTGCAAGATCAACAACGATCTGTATACGTTCAATGGATATTGTTACACAAACGATGTTCGTGAGATCAAACGCCAGATGATCCAAGAAATCCCTGTGTTAAAAGACTCACAAAGAACAGAGGTTTATAAGTATCTTGACCTGATAGTGGAAGAACATACAGAGACAGAAGCACGGTACATCTGCTTTGCCAACGGTATCTACGACATTGTGACAGAAACGCTGAATCCGTTCTCACCAGGTTATATCGTAACGAACAGGATTACAGCAGAGTACATTGAAGACGCTTATGATCCTATCGTAGACAAGGCTATGCTGGACTTTGCTAATGGAAACACCGCCATAAAATCACTCTTGGAAGAGATGATCGGATACTGCCTGTACCGCAGGAACGAACTGAGAAAAGCATTTATCCTTGTCGGAGATAAGCAGAACGGAAAGTCCACCTTCTTGCAGATGCTCAATGCGTTCGTTGGGATGGATAACGTGGTTGCACTTGACCTTGCCGAACTGGGAGACAGATTCAAAACGGCAGAGCTGTCAGGAAAACTTGTCTGCTCTGGTGATGATATCGAAGATAACTTCATCAGTAATCTGGCTATCTTCAAGAAGCTGGTTACCGGAAACCCTGTAAACGCAGAACGCAAGGGACAAGACCCATTCGATTTTAGCAACTATAGCAAGCTGATTTTCAGCGCAAACAACGTACCGAGAATGAACGACAAGACCGGTGCGGTTATGAGCAGACTTATTCTGATTCCGTTCACAGCACACTTTGAACCGGGAGAGAAAGGGTTTGACCTTGAGATCATAGACAAACTGACGACGAGCAGTGCGAAATCACACCTTGCTCGTGTGGCGATGGAAGGACTAAAACGTGTTTTAAAACGACGTGCCTTCACCAGTGACGCGATCGTTGAGAAGACCTTGAACGATTACGTTGTTACAAATAACACCGTGCTACTGTTCATCCGTGAGGAGAATCCGAAGCTGAACAACGAGAGCGTACAGGATGTGTTCACACAGTATCAGGTCTTCTGTAGTATGAACAACGTGAAGCCGGTGAGTAAGATAAACTTTAGCAAACAGATACTACTGAACTGTAAAGTGCGATCGGTGGTAAAAAGCATAAGAGGAAAATCAACAAGAGTTTTCGAATTGATAGATAAATGAAAGAGTGCCGTGACTGAACGAATCAAGCCACGGCACTCTTCTATCGAAAGGAGGCAAAGAAAAACTACAATTATTATATAACATAATAATTTTAATATGTCAACAAATAAAAGAAAGCCGGTGCGTAAAGAAAAGGGGGAAAACGCACCGGCCCACCATAGAGGTATTCACGACAGTATTATTATAGCATCTGATCACAGGATGTCAACATAATTTCTGCTGACCCATCCATTGGCATTTTTCAAATAAATCCACTTGCCGTCTTCCTTGGTATACACGTCCGTATATCCAGCAGGAAGAGTCTTAATGATCTTGTACCTCGTTCCCGGCCCCTTGCGGCAGTACAAGGCCGTCTTCACTCTGATCTTGTGAGATACGGCAGGAGTAGCATTGTCGATAGCCGCCCAAGTGATCGGGCCAACAACGCCATCGACAACCAGTCTATTGGCGCTTTGAAAACTTTTGACGGCCTCTTCTGTTCTCCTTCCGAACGAAGAATCAAGTTCCAGCCTGTTTCCGTCATCGTCCGTGTAACCAAGCGCATTCAGCTTGATCTGGAGTTCCTTTACTTCTACACCCTTGTCGCCACGTCTCAAAGTTTCGTGTACGTTCTCTTCCTCATAAGGCCAGTAAATGGCATAAATCTTAGACTGCGTGTACTGGCTTACTTTGATTTGATCGCTCTGATTTCCACCAAGGGCCTTCCAGTTGCCGGTGCCTTTCCAAACGAAATCTTCATAGGCAGAAGTAATATGCTTACTGGAAGTAGAAGTCATAACCGTACCGGAGTTTAACATAAACACGATCGAGCCACGCTTGATTGTGAAATTGGACGGAATGTCCTTGCGATAATAGAACTTGCCGAAGCCAGACTTCCTGCACATCTCCATCATCTCATAAACATTTTCCTGCTTCTTGCCGATCTTAGAAAGCAAGCCAATTCTATTTAAGAAGAACGACATTGATGTGCAACACCAGCTTGCCTTATAGACGTATCCATAGAACCAAGTCTGAATTTCTGCTACAATTCCGTTATATTCTCTTGTGCCGATATACGGCTCAAAAAGGTCAGTCACCGTCTTCATTGTCGATCTTCTCCCAGTATTTATTACTACTCTGCTGAAGCACAGCACCTAAAAATGCACCAAGAGCCGCACAGCTTGCGGCGATTTCAGAACCATAGGGAAAGCCCCAAATCTCACTTAATGCGGACACGAGCGTAACGAGATTCATCACGATCATAACCACTGGTTTTAAAATGTCATACGTTTTACTGCTCATTTTTCTTCTCCTCTCCGGGAAACCAATTCGGAAGAATCACTCCCTGTCCTGCCGCCCACGATCCGAAGATGTCAGTCAGAACCCAGTTCCCATTTAAGACTTTAAAATAGTGTTCTCCTAATCGGAGAATGTCTGTCGTTTCATACGGATAATCCTTTATCATCACCATTAGTTGGGTGCGAAGATTATCCTTCTCATTTAATTTAACAGCGGCCTTGATCTCTGCAAGTTCTTTATGAACATTATCCTGATCTTCTTTCTGTTTTTCTTTCAGCTTATTTCGTTCAGAAATCAGATCAAAGATTTTTGTTATCAGAATGCCAAGCGTACCGCTCCCAATAATTGTAATTAAAATTTCCATAATTAAGTGTGATCCAATCTAAACATATAAATTTG